ATGTAAATTGTGCGCCAGTGCGCTGTTTGTTCAGGGCAGCGTGTGTTTATCACACCTGCATTACGTTTAGGACATTGTACAACCATCGGTTAAACAATGTTCCATTACAGGTTCGTGAGAAGGATTTCTCATGTTCCTGTATTTTGTACAAGGGTGCATTGTATGCTCCTCTGGTACTACTTCCCTTCGCACCATTGCAGGTGCAGGAGGGTTTCTCTTCTTTGGAAGGTTCCATATGAATCCTTCTTGAAGTGCTGCTTTTCGTGCTTTATCGGCATCGATCAGCATTACTCTATTTGCGTCCTGTTCGTGCGCAATTAGAACATTCTTTAATTTTATACAATTAAAGTTAAACTTCCTCGCGGCCGCTGGATTTGCGGGTGGGGAGAGTTTTGCAGCGTTAAGATGTGCAGTCGTAACGCTTCCATCTGAGTTCACCAGAAGCATTTTCTTCTTTGGTATTCTCATCCACTCATCCGTTAAAGTAAATTTTATCGGTGTAGTGGCTGCCTTCCTTGGTAGGGAGGGTTTCGGTGTAGGGCCAGTTGTGTTTCTTTCCCTTTCCGTAGAGATTTGAGGCTGTTCATTCCTCATTTTCTCTTGGTTCTTCCGACGTTGCAATCGGTCGAATTTCTGGTCACGCTCGTTAGATTCGAACGTGATCAAAGGGGGCAATTCCCCGGTTACATTTGGAGTTTGTTCTCCAATTGGAACATATGCCTTTTCTATATTCATTACGAATTCAGATGGTACAGGGTCTTTACAGTATGAATCAATATACTGTTTGACCTCGTTTTCTTGAAGGGGAAAAACCCTCTTCAAGAAATCTAGAGACGCGTAGTTCTCTCCTACCTTTCGTACCAGTATGTTTACTAGATGAAGGCAGACTTTCGTCAAAGGGTCTCCCATTAGGACCCCTTGCCGAAGCATTACGAACCTCGGTTCCCTAAAGGGGGAATCGTGGGTCCATTCTTCTCCGTACGTAGCCATTGGCCCGTACGCTTCGAAGACTATAGGTCGAGGGGCAAAGCATGTCCCTTTTACTATCATTTGGAGAATGGGTGGTATTCCGCACCTTTTCATCCAATATTCGGCTATGGGTTTCGCAACCTCATGCCGAAGTTTGTCCGTTGCCTCGCTGTAATCAGTAGAGGACAACCACAAGTCCCTGTATGTTTTCTCGACTACTCGAGTTCCATCAGGTTTTATTGTCGTTTCACGGTGCTTCTCCGCGAAAAGATAATCTTTACCTTCTGACGTCCAGCCAGATCGGTAAGTATTCCAGGCGTGGCTTGACTTTGACATGCCGCTCTTGGATGACTCAATCTTACTCAAAGGATGAGAACAGATTTTGTTTACAACGTCTAGTACTATTTTAAGTGCTGACATTGCTTTCGTGACAGTCCGGGCCTTTCCTGGTTCGGATATCATAACAAGTGCCGCCATACGGATTTCGTGTGGTGGCATTTTGAGTACTTCATCTAGGCAACGCCAAAAGATGTATGTACCTGTGGAGGTTTCATCGAACATTATTGTTCCTGTAACACTCCCGTCGAAGAGGTCCCGCTCCTGAGCTGGAACTCCTACTTTTCCCGTCGAAACGATCTCAGCGATCGCGTCTAAGGTGCCGCCTTCGAGTTGGGTCTTTTCCCAACACGCATTGGCATTTATGGTAACTCTTGCCTTGGTATCTAACCCAGTAAAGATTTCCTGCGGAATATCGTCGTCAAATTTCGATATTGCTGCATGTATGACCGCCCTCTCCGTATCTGTGAGAGGTTCTGGTTCTTGAGACACAGTCTTAAGGAATTTCCTTTTTGACTGCATTTTAATCATGTCAGGGGGCTGTCCAGCACCCCTAGTTTGAGATAAAACTCCGTCAGCATATGCTAGCTGTACGGGGTCTTTTATTGCACGGGTATACTCCCACGTAGGTAGGAGGTGCCCGAGCCATTTCGGTAGTAAGTTACGCCTTACTTCCGGAATCGATAGATGCTCCTCAAGCGTATTTAAGTTTGAGAGGCTCTTGAAGGTTTTCCTCGCTCTTTTGAGCTCGGTGTACCTAAGCGTGACATCATGGAATTCTTCCTTAATAGCCCCGTCTAGAAATTCATCTCCAATTAATGAGGATAAGTTTCTAAGAACTGTGAAATCAAATTTTTCCCAGTTCCATTCTGCTTCGGGTATAGCAATATACCCTTGTAGAAACATTCCATCTACGGTCTTAAGTAATTCTAAGAACCGTGATGCCCGGTGCTTTTCACCTCTTACGAGGTTATCAGCATACGGATTCAGGTCCGGGCCCCAAATAGGGTCTCGGTTTCCTTTCAAGAATTCTGAAATTCGATACTTCAGTTTTCTTGCCCAATTAAGAGTACATGTGTTTTCCGCACGTTTCTTCTTATTATCGTCAGGGTTAGGAGGCAACTCCTTTTCCTTTATGAGTTTCTGTAGGAGGACACCCCAGTGTGTCCTCTTTAAGATTAGTTCTAACTTTATGTCAGGACCAATGATTTCAGTAAATTTTATTTTATTTTTACTGGAACCTTTCCAAGTTTTGAGATTTGACATCACATGACCTGGTATGTCGCCTATGAGACTGTTACCGTCTCCTGGCCACACGAGTAT